CTGAGTATGCGTTGTTAGTAGAATTAGTTGTAGTGTTTACAGATGAACCAGACTCGTAAGTTGAACTAGATGAAGAAGTATAACCACCAGCTATTGAAGTGTTAGAACCTGAAGTATTATTTTGTGTAGTTTGTGATGATGCAGATAAACTTAATACAAAGATAAACACTATGAATAAATAGATAACATTCTTATTCACTGTTTACTCCTGCTTCGTTGTTGTAGATCTATTAGCGAGAGATTTTGCGATACTCTCCCCAGATCTTCCAACTACATACCCTCCCAAACCTATTTGTAATAACGTCCAGACATCGCCTGGTAAATCTATTGTGATTGCCGCAGCAAAAAAAAACTTAACTATTGGACCAAGTATATAATTCCATATTAAAATAAATATAAGAACATACATTAATAGTGGTCGCCATGATGCAGTGAACCATCCTGCTTTTGCTTCAGCTTCTACGATAGATGCTGCTGCTTTTAATTCTTCTGTGCTTGATTGTAACAACTGTTGATTAAGTTGTGCTTTTAATTTCTCTTGTAAATCTTTATCTGGAATAGATTTTTCTATTGTATTGAATAGTATCTTAGCAAGTGGAGCAACTGCACTTAACATTGGTAACATTTATATTGTACACTTCCTAACTAAGTTAGACAACTCTTCGCATCTGCTTGGTGTTTGTCTATACCATGCTGAGTTCATCATCTCTGCAGCAGCTCGTGTATAATCATATTCGTTTAAAGCTGCAAACATATTCTTGAACTTAGAAACACCAGTCTTTCCTAATTGAAATACCATTTCAATAATAACACCTTTAACAAGCATAGGTAAATCATGTGTGCCAACTAACTCTTCCATACCTTGCTTAGCTTTATTAAAATCTTTATCAAATAATTCTTCTAATATATCTTTGTCATAGATAACTCCTTCAACAAAATCATCTTCTTCAGTAAGTAGATGACCATAGCCAATGGTAGCTTTACCAAGTGAGTCAAGGTAAACCTTAGCTATGAAACCCTCATGTTTCTTTATTCTGCTTTTAACGTCTTCGTAATTCATTTGATTAATATCTTACCATCTTCATATACATAAACAATCTTAACATTTAAACCCTTTTGTATTTTAGATGGAGATCTATTGATACGATCATTCTTTTTGTGTGCGTATTTAGTAGCTGACTTTCTGTATGATACAGTCTTAACGTCATAGTTGTTATACTCTTTTGTCTTAGTGTTATAAGTTATAATATCTATTGGACCAACGCCACCCAGTGCTGTGAATACAATTAGGTTTGGATCTTTAGCAAAGTGTGCTTGAGCTAATGCTTCAGATACTAATCCTTTGTCTGCCTTTAACAATGTAAAACCCTGTGTTGTTTATTTAACGAACTTTAGAATAGCAAGAACAGAACCAACTAATCCACCCACAATAATTAGAAAAGCTATAACGCCTTTGCCTTTACTCATGTCTGAATGTAATTGTTTAACATCACTGCGTAACTCATCTATTGTTTTAATAAGTGTTTGCATTCGTTCAGCACAAATCTTTTCATGTGCAGATAAACGAATAGAGGTACCAGATGTAGCTGTCTTCTTTCTCTTCATACACAAGGTATAGTGTTTGTGGATAAAAAGTCAATTATAGATTGTGTTGAAAATAAGGGTGGCTATTCACCACCCCTATTATATAGACTATTCTTCGTCGTCTTCTTCGTCTATATCAAGATCCTCATCTTCTGATTCATCATCATAAGAATCTTCTGGATTTATCTTTAGCTCAAGATCATCAAGGAGATCTTTAATCTCATATATGATGTCTTCAGCTGATTTCTTTTTCTTTGCCATGCTAACTCCTATTAGTTGGTTTGGCATGTGCGAGATAAAGTTAATTGAATAATAAGTAAATAAAATTATTTTTTATAACTTATTGTTTTATAACTATTATTTATTTATTTTTTATATAATTTTTCTACTGTATCTGCGTAGTTCTTCCAGAATGATTTTGCATCTTCAAAAGCATCTGCATAGAACTTAGTCCAGTAGTTTTTAATATCAGTATAGTTTAACATTATATTCTCCATTGGTTAATGAAGTGTATATAGGTTAAATTATTATATTTTCAATATGGCTTTGATAGATTCAATAGCTTTGTTGATTTCATCTTTATAAATATAACCAATGAAACCTCCAGCTAGTAAACCAATAATAAGTGTTATCATATTATTTCCTGTTTAGTTGAGTCATGAACATACCATGATACTCGGTAGAACCCAAGTGTGTAATTGGTGTACTCAGATCAGTCCAGATTTCAAAGCCACACTCTTCAGCTAATCTACAGAAGTAATAGTCTTCAGATAAGAATCTATTAACACCATCTTTCTCTTTATAAATTCCAACTGGAAAGAAATCATACGCATTATCTGATCCTTCTATTCCTGTTCTTAGATCTGGTTTGTATTTAAGTTGAGGATTCTTATCCATGATAGTAGTAAAGACTTCTCTACGTATCATCATAAAACCAGTAGCACTTTCCTTTACCCTTGCAAATCCCTGTTTAAATTCTGTGTTAGGATATAGATTAACATTGAACTGCAGTAGATAATCACGCATTGTTTGTTCATCTATATTATTATTTTCTTTGATACGATCTAGTAATTGCTGCCAGTAAAATCCTTTTACAGGGTAGGTGCATGTAACAACTTCTTTATTAAACTCTATAACTCTTAAAAGATTCTGTAATGTGAAGCCAATGTCAGCATCAATGAATAATAAATGCGTACCATTAAATTCTTTATTATCTAAGAACTTAGTTACAAACTTATTTCTAGCACGATTGATTAATGATTCAGTAGGAAGTGTTTCAATCCTAAGATTGTGTCCCATATCATTTAAAGGCTTAATGCAATTAAATAATGAATGGAATGTCATGTTACTGATGTTGCCACCGAAACATGGTATCGCTATTATGATGTTCATTTTACTTTATTAAAGTATTCAATGCACTCAGCTATAGTTTGTTGCCTAATATATTCATCTCTAATTTCTTGTGAGGTAGGTTGTGGATATATGCTTTCCCATCTATCTATAATAAAATCACCAGCAGAGGTAAGATCATAACTTGCGTCAGGTGCTAAAGATTTCATTACTGTATCAATACCCCAAGCAAAACCATTTTCATTTGTGTATTTTTTTATAGTACGTTTAACTGATAACTTGCGTGTCATTACTTAAATTGTTTGCCTGTAACCCAAGTTACTAATGAATTTCTTTCACCTTTAGTTACTGGCATAACTTCGTGCAATACATAAGAAGGAAATATTACTAATGTTCCTTGTGCTTTATCCATAACATTAGCTTCGTTATCATCTCCATCATAAAGTTTAAGTTCTCCACCTTCATAATCGTCAGGATTTGTAAGTTGAATAGATATAGATAATTTTCTAACTGACATATTTATTCCTCTATCAACGTGCTTACCGTATTTACCAGATGGTGCTTCATAATTAGTAAATTGAAAACCTTCATTTATTCCAAACAAATCAAACTTAAAAAATCTTTCATTAAGATTTAATGTAATATCTGTTGCTCTACGAAATACCCAATCCATACCATCAGAGGGATATAACCAAGATATTTTACTATCTCTTACATCAGTTTCTCCTCTAGTTTTTCCTTTAATTAAACCTTTATTTTTAGCAATATTAATTATTGTTTGACATTCTTCTTTTGAAAAAGCGTTATTCCAAAACGCATAAAAATTTACTTGATCTAATTCAAAATTCCAAGATGAATTTTCAAATTTAGGTTCTTGAAGTTTTATTACTTCTGACATTATCCTTCCTTTCGTTTTTTAAAATACTATACTTATGCTATATCCCAAGTCAATGTTGATTCATTCCAACCATATATATTTCCATCTTGTGGATAAGAAACTGGTGCTTCCCATTGGCAAGTATTTTCATTTAATATCCAACTTGAATAATTTGGCTTTGGTGCAATAAAAGCATCTCTTTGTTCATCATAAGTATATCCTATTCCTGCAAAGTTTTTTCTAAAAGGAGTTCCACCTTTTGTATGAATACCACCAACAGTATTAAAAGAAGTACGTTTACAAAGTTGTCCACGCAAATAACTATATTGTTGTTCCCAATTAAAATTACCTTCATCTTTACCAGCAATAACTTCTGTTACTATATTGTTTTCATTTAAAAATGCGTAATGTGCCATATTATATCCTTATTAATTCCATTGTACG